CCCGCCAGCCTTGATTGCCGCGGGTGGTGATGTCCGCCTCGCCCGCTTCGAGATTGAGCGTGACGTCCTTGACGTTGCTCATTTCAGTGACCGTCAAGAGATCGGCGCCGGCCGACCCTTGATAGATCTTGGCGTTCATGCCCAACACGAATGTCTGTGACACGATGAATCCTCCGTTCTACTTCGCACTGTCCCGCCACAACGCGGGCAATTGGTCCTTCTCTTTCTCCATCGCCGGGCCCATGAATGGCCGCGGTCGGATGCGGGCTCTTCTCTTCTTCCCCGCACGGCGGAGGGACCGCATCGTCACGGCGCCGCCGTACTCCAGCACGGACGGAGCTTCACCACGGCCCTTCCGCGTAAGCCGCACCGGGCCGATGACCACGCTACGGCGAACCACGTCGTAGCCGAAGAAGATGAACTTCTTGAGCAGCCCCGTATGGCTACTGGGCGGCTTGCCTGGTTGGCTGGTTTTCTTTCGCTTGCGCATGCTTCGCTTGGCCGTCTGCCGCACAAACGCGCCGAACTTCGACAGCACGCGCCGCGTCGCCTTGTCTGTCTTGGAACGGACCGTCTTCGTGTCGAAGAACACCCGTTTGACGTTGAAGCCGATCATCGATGCGTTCCATCCTTGGAATCCGTCGGCCTACTTCATGGCCCGGTAGGTCACCGTCAAAACGCTGGTGAACACCCGCCGCTCGGCCAGGTGTTCCGGCGCGTAGACCGGGTCATTCCGAATGCCAACCCATACGGCAAACGGGGCCTGATCGAGCGTCCGCCCTCGCAGAAAGTCGGCCATCTCATCGACCAGGGTGCCCAAGGCTGCAACCTCCGCGTCGAGGTCCTTGCCGAGTTTCTTCTGGACGCCAACATCCACGGCGATCTCGTACTGGCTGGCCGCCCGCGTGCTGCCGGTGATCTCGACCGATTTGGGCACGACCGACACCTTGAGCTGAGCCAGGTCCTCCAGGTCGAACTCGGGCAGCACGCGGCGCTGGGCCGTAAACGGCTGGCTGAACGTGCCGGCCGGAGCCGCATTGAGTTCGGCCACGACGGCGTCGGCGATGTCGGTGGCAAGGCTCATGCGGGGCCAATCTCCTTGGTGTGGATTCGCATGGTGATCAGGTTCGGGTCGCTGAATCGCCAGCAGCCTTCACCGCCGAGGTTCATCACCTCGTACCGGTATCCGTCCGAGACGACCACGTCGCCCGGCTCGGGCTTCAGATTCAACTCGTCGGCCATGATGAGGAAGTCGACCACGTGGCTGCCGATGGTCGCGCCGTAGTCGTCGGCCACCTCGTAGTCGGTTTTGCCCCGAGTGGCCTGGACGACATGCGCGTCCTCGCCGCGCCGGTACTCGACCGGGCTGGAGCAGTGCGTGGTGCGCCGCTGCTCGAGCCACTCGGAACCCTTTCGAAGCAAGTCGACCACGATCTACCTCACTGGCTCATCCGAACGCGAACCGTTGCATCGTCGTCGGTGGCCGCCTGGATCGTCTTGCCGATCAGCTTGTTGGCGCCAGTCTCGCTGTCCTCCTTGGCCTCGTTGTCGGCCACGTCCCAGTACACCGTGGCGCCTGCGGCGATTGCCGTTCCGACACCGGTCGCCTTGGGGAAGTCGAACACGCCGGTGACGGCCAACGCGCCCAGCACATCGGCCGGGATATCCAACTTGGCCACGCCGACCAGATCACCTTGGACGACCACGTCACCGGCCGCCACATCGGCGCCGGGCGTGTAGTCGATCGAATTACCGTCATGTACGAAAAACACGGACATAGCGTCCTCCTTCGCTTACGTTTTCTCTTCGTGACCGTACCCGTCCATCAGGCACGGCCGTTTCAGTAGCTCGTCACGCAGCTGTTGCATTAGCTCGCGGGTGTCGCTGGAGATCGTAGCCACCGACTCGATGGCCCGCGTGTTGCCGGCGATCACCTGGCTGTTGTCCTTGAGCACCTTCAACAGCTGTTTGACCAGCCAGACGTTCACGCCCAACAAGAGCAGGGCGAACACGGCGAACCCGCCCTGGATAAGCGGAGACCACAACTGGATCACATCGGCCATCTCACGCGCCTTTTCGGTTGAGCCACCACTCGATCACCAGCCGGACCACGATCGGGACGACCACGTTCAAGAGGATCCAAATCAGCAGCGGGTTGCCTACCAACTGGCCGCGGACGCGCTGGCGCAGATGTGCAGCCAGCCGAGGGCGCCAGTCGTCGGTTTGCCCGCCCGGTGGCGGCATCTCCGGCAAGAACTCGACAGCGTCACGCACCAGCCAGGAGGTGTGCTTCTGCCACCTGCGGCAAGTCCATGAATGGCCGAGCACGTACTGCGTGGCCTCGATCTGTGCAGTCTTCATCTGCGCCACCTCCAGAAGAGCCGTGGCCGGCAATACGTGCCCCCACACGACGGCGCGGGCGGTCGGGTTGCCGACGGCGTCCGCTTCGGATACTCCGGCACCAGCGGAAAGATGCCGCCCGGGCACGCGTTGGTGACGGGCTCCTCTCTGATAGGCTCTTGTGACTGCAAGTTTGGTTTCGGCAGCCGAACGTCCACGGTGATCTTCCCTTCCCGCTCCGCTGCGTCCAACAGGGCCTTGCCGCGATCGGCCAGCTCATTGCCCTTGCGGATCAGCTCCTTGGCCTCCCGAAGCGTATCGAGCGGACCGCCGTAGGGGCCACCGCTCCCGTCGCTACAGTCCGGGCAAGGTGTGCGATGGCCGTCGCCGTGGGTGATCCAGCCGGTGTCTTTGCAGCGCGGGCACTTGTAGGGCGACGGCGGGGTGGGCTGCGGGGCCCGATCCGCCATCGTGGCCACAGCCCACTCGACTGCCACGGCGTCGCGGTAGTCCTGGCCCGCCACGCCGGGCAGGCAGCCGCCGACAAACAGAACGCAGAATCCAAGGATCGACAGCAAACGTTTCATCATCTCACCCCAGGATGTCTTCGAGATTGCCGTAGTCCGGCAGCTTCTTCTGCGGCACGCCCTTGATGTCGCAGTAGGCGAAGATCGACCGGCTGCCCACGAAGTAGCGGGCGTAGACGTCTTCGGCCACCCAGAACGAACCTTCCGGCCATGGTCCGTAGCGATCCTCGGGCCAAACCTTGGGCGGCTGGTTCCAGCGTCCCCACGAGTTGGCCACAAGGAACACGCATACCGGATACACTTCCCGCGTGTCGTCGTAGCCGACCGTGGCCATGTCGTGCGACCAGGAGCCGCCCGGGACGGCGATGCCTCGGCTGTCCGAGGCCGAGCGAACGCCGAAGTTCTGGCCGCTGTGCAGGGCGTAGCCGGAGTAGAGCAGGTCCTTGACCTCCTCGGCCGCCAGAGGTGCGATCCACTGGCCGACGTTGTGCTTGCGGCACTCCTGCCGGACGGCCTCCGGCACGCCCCGCGATCCCCAGCGGCTTCCGATCCGCGAGTCGTACTCCGACAAATCGACGAACGGATACTTCTGGCGGAAGAGGAACCCGAAATCGCTTTCAAAGCGTGTCGCCTGGGCCGGGTCCATCCCCTGGCCCCCGTGACCCTGGCCCCCGTGACCCCGGGCCCCGTAGGTGGGCTCCGTAGCGGTCCGCTTGTAGAATTCCTCGGGCTCCCGTTTGATGTGGATCTCCACCGAGCGGGTCACTTCCCGCGCGTTGCGTGAGCCGTGCGAGACGCAATCGCCGGTGGTCTGCGACTCCTGGCCGAACGCGCCCGGATCGTACTTCTCCCGCGATCGCCATAGCAGGGCCATCTTGCCCTTGCCGACGCCAGCCAGGTGCGGCGCCGCCTCGGCGAACAACAGCGCCTTGCGATCTGCCATCAGGGCGTCCATCGTGTCCGGATCGAACCGCCAGCCGGGCAACCCGCTTTCGTAGGCGGCGACGATCTGGCCCGGTGTCTGAAATTGCTCGCTCATCGCGCGGCCTCCCGACAGGCCCAGGCCACCGCGTCCAGGGCGTCCGCCGCCTTGGCATGGTCAAGGTCGGTGACTTCGAGCGTGAGTAGCTTGGCAAGCACTCCGTCCGAACCGTGGATCGCATCCGAAAGCCCTGGCACCTTGGCAAAGGCCCCTTGGAAACGCAGTGTCACGGCCCGCTCACAGAAAGTGCGCAACTGGGCCGTAGTCCTGACGACCTTCGCGCCGTGGCTGTCACGTCGAATCGTCTCCGCTGCTTCGCGGTAGAAAGCCGCCAACTGCCTCGCCTCGTCCGGATGACCGGCGAGTTTGGCCGACACGGGCGCAAGAATCGCCCGTGTGGCGGCGCCGGGCGGCTCGGGAATTGGTTCGGGGCTCGGCACGGTCGGCCGCCACGTGGCCACCAGGCCCGCCACGACTAAAACTACGGCCGCAAGGCTTGTCGGCTTCATGACTTGGCCTCCCAGTCGGCTTCATGACTTGGCCTCCCACGTTACCCGGTAATGGGGCGAATCGACGCCGCTTACCAGCGCCGGCAGCACGACAAGCTGCAAGGCGTCGGTCGCCTTGGGACAGTCCTCCACCTCATCGAGCAACCGTCGCAGGCAGGCGTAGGCTTGGTGCGCAGCGGCATCCTCGTCGTTTTCGTCGGCCGACTCCTCATCGTCGGAGGCACCTCGGCGCAAGAGCGATGCCAATGCCCGGCGCTGGCTCCACAGAAGCAGCAGCAGGCCGGCCGCGATGACCGCCAGGGGCCCGCCAGGGGCATGTAATGCACCAACTGAACGAGTGGCGTCAGGTCAGGCTGCATGGGCGGGGACCTCCAGTTTGCGAAGCACTTCGTCGTACACCCGGCCGACCAGCGGACGAATCGTGGCCCGAAGCACCGGGTCGATAACCACGTCGGGGCCGGGCAGGTCGACCGGTTCGACCAGTTCGTCGAACAGTTTTTCGGCACGGGCGATCAGATGCTCGCGCTTGTCCGCCGCGCCGAGGAAGGCCGACAGTTCGGCCGAAAGGATGAGAAGCAGATCGTTCATCGGTGTGTCTCCGTGATGATTGGTGAGTGGTACAACTACGCCTCAATGGACCTCTGCGGTTCCCTGAGCTACTCGCCCTTCATCTTCAAGCAACCACGGTGATCCTGCTCGCGGACGCCGAAGTCGATGTAGCCGCGGAACTGGATGCCCAGCGTGTTGAAGTCGGCGTCGGCCCGTTCGACCGTCGGCCGATCCACACCGCCGAGGAACGCGACCTCGATCGTCGGCAGCCGGTTCGGATCGGCCATCAGGTACCAGGCCTTGCTGCTGTTGCCCGGGAAGGCCGCGTTGCTCAGGTAGACCGACGAGACGACGTCGAACTTGCCGACGTGCGGGTTGGCCTGCGGCTTCGCCTTGCCGGTCGTGGTCGTCTCGTTCAGGTTGATCGAGGTCATCAAGAGCTCGGCCGGCACCTTCAGGGCCGTGGGGACCAGCAAGATCCGCGCCGGCACACCGAGCGGCCGGCCGCCCGGCTTGGTCTGCTCGCCGAAGGCGACCTCGGCCTTGGTCAGCCCGTCCACATCCAGGGTGGTGTCGGCCCCTTCGAGGTAATTCTTGTGGTCGGCATGAAAAAACGTCTTCCCGTCACTCTGCGTCGGATTGGAGAGCAACAGGCCCCACACGGCGTCGGCGATCGCCTCGGCC